CATAAATTAAAGTTACTTTCTTAACTACTTCTGAATCCGCTAACCTTTTCCAAGCAATAGGAAAATAATTTATAACTTCGTCTATTTTCTTAAATGCTATATAATCTACATTTCTAATATAACCTTTATATTCATACTGTCTAGGAAATTTCTTTATTCCTTTATTATCTACTGTATAATAATAATAACTATCTCCTAAATTTATAGAACCTATTTCTTGATTATAAAATAGAACTCCTGCTGTTCCTCCAGCGACTGTTTTATATTCTTCTAATGGTGTTCTCAATCTACTTCTTTTAACAACTTCGTTTTGGTCATATTCTCCCTTCGAAACCTTTTGATATATATCTCTAGCATATTTAGTTACTTCATCTTCTGTTTTATTAGAAGAAACCATTTTAAGAACTGTCGATTGAAACGCCTTAGCCAATTTAGTTTCATTAGATTTCTTCATTTCAAATCCCATAACAAAGAATTCTTCCTCATCTAAATACTTACCATCCTTCCATGTTAAATATCCACTATACCTATTCTTTTTCTGTGATAAGAAGAAGAGACTTGCATACTTTTCAAATTCAAGTTCAACACATTCGTTAAATTTTTCATTTCTAATGAAGTTATTTAATCTAATACATAACTGTTTAGCATCTGCAACGCCAGCAACCTCTACAAATATAGAATCAGTATGACCATAAATTACTCTATATCCCAACTCCATTGTTTTAAATGCAACGGCTCTCATTGCTTCTCTTGCACTTGCTGTTATTGCTTGTGCCATATCCATATCTCCCCAACCATAACCGTCTTTTGCTAACACTCCATAGAAAGCATTTACAGCCCTTTTTGTAGCCATCTGTGCTGAATCCCATTTTATGTATTCTTCAGCGTTAGAGGCATCTTTACGTGCTTGTTTATAGCCATCTCTCATCTTCATCAGACTTAAAACAGCCTTCGGTAAAAGTCCAAGAGGATTCTTCCCAAATGATACATCAGCAACTTCCTTTTCCCATCCTATTAAATTCTTAGGAACATCAAAATAAATATCATATCCCTCTTCATTTTTAGTTTCCCATGAAATGTTTCTTGCTGCCATCATGGATGGGTACAAAGATTTAAAATCAAACACAGCAATATTTTTATGAAGACCATAAGTATTTTCTTCAATAGGATTCATAACGAATGCTGCTTCATATTTTTGTTTATTACCTTTCACACCCGTTGGTGCTTTCCATTCTGCATGACGCATAAAATATGATGCTCCCATTTGTGAATTATAAAACACACAATCAAATGGACATATCAAAAGTTTTTGTAGTGCTAAATCATTCTCACTAATATTCATTTCTTTATCCATACGGACCATTAACTCAACGTCTACTCTGTTGTATTCTAAGAAAACTTCTGTGTCTTCTAACCAAGAACGTTGAAAAAATTCTTCATCTGAAAATTTCGCATCTGTTTTTTCTTTACCTGCATCTTCTCCTAGTAATCTCTTAGAACAATAATCAAGTGATAAAGATGGTAATGTTCCCCTTTGATTATCTAACCATAAACGTTCAAAGCGAGTCATCAAACAATATGTAATGCGACCTTTGATTGGTTGTGTGGTATTAGTATATTTAATATATTTAATTTCTCTATGAGTTACTCCCTTTACATCATTCATAGGACTTAATCTTCTCGGATTAATCTCATTCTTTACCAATCTTTTTAGAATGGATGGAATATCGAAGCCTAAAAGATACCATCCGATAATCATGTCAGGGTCTTTTTCTTCCATAAAGGAAACGAATGCTTCTAACATTTCTTGTTCATCTTCATATACAAGAACATTATCATACTGTGGAAGTGGTTCTCTTGGAAACCACGTCATTATAAAATATTCTTCATCATATGAATCATAGAATGTGAGAGCGTTAATTGCTTTATCATATCTTCCCCCCACTTGAGTTTCAATATCAAGATACCATTTACGTAAATTATACTCATGTATCTTTTCAATATTATCAATGGAGTATTTTCTAGCCATAGAAATATCTGCTTCATATGTATTCTCCCAATAATCTTTAGCAGTAAATAAATCTCCCACTGTTTCCAATGACACCTTTACTAATTCTTCACCATCAAGATTTTTCCAATTGCCCCATGTATAATTAGGATGAATAGTTTGTGTTCCCCATCTTCTTCTTATGTCTATAACTTCAGGCATTTGACTACCTGCTTTAATATAAAAAAATGGAAAGTAATTCTCAACTGTTCTACTGACTCTAATATTTTCATCATCTCTCCAACGTAGATGAATATTATTATTTGATTCAACTATTATCATACTCTATCACCTTTTGACTTGTAAATGGTTTATTTAATCCCCATATTGAATAGGGTGGTTTGTATGGGTTAGTAGACATTATTCTATGTTCATTAGCATGAAGACAATTCCACTTCATTTTTCCTATAAGAATAACTTTTCCCCAATTATTATTTGCTATTTCATTGTGTTTAACATCTACACATTTTAATACTTCATCATTAGTATAAATTAAAGTCCACCACCCACGAGGATTATCACCTTCCTTTATACTCATTAGATATGTTTCTCTTTCATCTCTTATAGGGTTATATTCCCAATCAACTTTCATTTAAATCACTCCATGTGGTTGTGCTTCAATTTGTCCAGCACTAGTTATTTCTACAAATTCTACTTTTCCACTAAACTCTTCCATGTTAAATGCTCCAACATAACTCATAGCAGAACATATTCCATCTCTAATATCATCATAAATACGTTTAACCTTTCCTTTATACAAGGTAAGTTTAGAATTACCTTCTACATTTTTAGATTCTTCACCCCTTGCTAATTTAGATTCAATTGATGCTGACCCTTGATATTTTTTATACAATTGTTCATTGGGCCACATACCCATCTTTATTATATTTCCGGGAGTTTCTTTTGTTCCTGAAAATAAAGAACCGATAATAACTGCATCTGCTCCTAATGCTAATGCTTTTGCTACATCACCTGTTGTTTTACAACCACCATCAGCAATAATTTGTATTCCTAAATCTAAATCAAAAATATCTTTAATAGCAGATGCTTGAGGAATACCTACTCCAGCCCTAATTCTTGTTTCACACATAGAACCATTACCAATACCAACTCTTAATGAATCAGCACCCCAATCCATTAAATCTAATGCTGCTTTTACAGTCACTATGGAACCAGCCATAATATGTATATCAGAACCATGTTTAAGATACTTAATCATTTCTCCAACTTTAAAATGATGACCATGTGCAACATCAATACAAATAAATGATGGGTTACAAGATGAAAGAATTCTATTAACTCTTTCATATGAATCTCCATTAACACCAATTGCTACTCCGTATCGACATTTATCTATATCTAACTTTTGACATATTTCTACTTGTTCATTTATACTCATGAATCTATGAAGAATACCTATTCCACCCAATTTATACATTTCAACACACATTTCATAACCGCATATTGTGTCCATAGGAGAAGCAATAATTGGTGTTGATAATATAGTGTCTGTAAAGTCAATTGATGTATCACATAGCGACCTACTAATTACTTCAGAATATGATGGGATAATACTAATATCATCATATGTTAATTTTCTTTCCATGTTTCTCACTCCAAAGGATGTTCAATATTTTTATCACCTAGAACCCAACGAGCCATTTTTACAGCACCTTCTAATGCTTTATAATTTCTCATATGGTGGATTCGCTTCTTTTTATTATTTGTTAATCCCATTTGTGTAAAATGCCAATTCTGTAATTTTTCTGCACTGTCAAGCATATCTTCAATTTGTTCCCATGTTCTATTATAGGTAAAATTATCGGTCATCGTTTTCACTTATCCATTCTGCTATTAATTTTTGAATACATAGCATACATACTCTATACTTTCCACATTGTATTCCAACATACTCTGCATTTCCTCTTTTACATATATCGCATTTCATTCTTCCTCACCTTTCAATTTTGCAATTTCATTATGCTGCATCTCAATAAGTTTTTTCAATGCTGCATTCTCTATTTCCAATCGCTTGACTAATGGTTCATCACATGTGAAATGGTCGCTACAATTCTCACAACAATAACAATCAGGGTCTTCATAAGGACACCAAGCAACGTCATGGTCAACGGTATTCGGTCCCATACTTCTCCCACATTTTCTACAACAATATGTTTCGTCACTCATTCTTCCTCATCCCTTTTGAAATCTTTACACCATCCACTTCTATGTAATACTCCTACTGCTTCCATATTTGTCAAATGTGTCATATGTTGTATCATTTGTAATAATGTTATTACTAAATTTTCTATTGGTATTTTTTCTGTCATTCTTCTTCACCTATTTCTACGCTTAATTCTTGTAAGATTTCTGAAATCACATTAATCTTTCCTAGATAATATGATATTCTTTCACCTTCTGTCATTTCTTCATTCTTTCTTTCATCCATATATTCTTTTAACGATTCAAAACCAGCATTCTTTACTGCTAATTCTAATTCATTTCTTGCTGGTCCTAAATAACTCAACAAATTCATAATTCCACCCTCGGTGCTCTTAATAATGTAAAGTCTCTATCAAATACTGATAAGGGTGATTCATCATTATAAGATAATATTGTTGCTGGTCCCTTCACATACTTATGAAAAGGAACACTAAACTCCATTGTTGCCTTTGGACCAATTGATTCAATCGGTTCCAATGTAATACATACCGATTCATTATCTTCATTAGAAGATATGATTAAATTTTCACCATCATAATCCAATTTAAATATTGAATTTCCAACTGATTCACAAGAGTTAATAGCGTTAGATAATTCTTCTGAACTTACCTTAATACGTGTATTTAATTTTGTTTTCTCACTAATAATTACTGGTTCATTTAAATCTCTTATCACAGTATAATTCTTAATACAATATTCAATTGCATCATTATGTTCATGTCTTTCCATTACAGGTATTTTAGTTAATTTATTACCCGAATGTAATTCTAATATATTGTCTTTTAACGTAAATTGAATTACTTCATTAGAAAGATATTTCATTATTATATCTGTATCTATTGTTATTCTACCACCTAATTCTACTTCACACTCAATCGTTCTTCTAACAAACGTTGAATGGTTACCATTATACAAATAACTATTCTCCTTACTAACACTTAATATCATTGTAGTTTGTAGAGAAGTATTTTTAGAAGATGTGCCTTGATTCCATTTACCTTTTAGCAATACATTTTCAATCGCTTCTTTCATTTTTATTCCATTAATTCTAAATTTCATATTATCACCTCTTTACGGGGAAATGACAGGGTTGGAGGAAAGTAACCCTTTACACTTAAGAGCCTTTGTCATTTTTTATTCAGCCTTCTTACCAATCAAAGAGTTCCGTCTTTAATTTCTGGAATACCATTCCAAGTGATTTCCCCATTCTCATTTTCCATTATCAAGAAAGATTGTCCTGTATGTTCTGCATTTGTCTTAGACTTTCTTACCTTACCAAATAACTTCAAATTCTTACCACGTTCTTCAACACTACATTCAATGTGTTGATACAATTTTGCAGTAGTAGATTTTTCCCAATCAGGTTTAGTGCCTACTATATCAAAACCATCATGTACTTCTTTCATATGTGTGATGAAAAACTTATCACAGCGCAATTGACAAGCGGCTTTAAACAAACGCTTATATTCTTCATTACGTGCAAACCATTGTGTAGGAACCATCTTAATCTTATCTGCTGCTCTTGGGTCTTTACCCTTAATATGATTTAATCGTGCAATCATGTTGGTTGTATCAAGCCATGAATCAAGTCCATCAAAGATAATTGCTTTAATATTCTCTACTTCAATTTCTTCATCTTCCCATTCAATTTTACCTGTTGTAATTGCTTCGTTAACCATAGCAATAAAGTATCTTGACATATCAGCCGTAGCCAAATAATCAACAGACATATCATCATTGTAAATGAAGGGATTAAAGATTACTACCTTTTCATCAGCAGACCAATGTTGTCTCCAAGTAGGTTCTGCACCTTCATCATAATCTAACACAAATATCCAATGTGTTTCTTTTTCTTCATCTGTTCTACAATCAAGTGCAATACCTGTTTTACCTGTTCCCGGATTTCCACTAATACCACAAATCATATGTGTTTGTTCTTGTTCAAGAAGATTTTTTCGTTGTTGCATCGCTCGCATTTTTGCTTGTTTAAACGCACTTATTCCATCTTCACTTTTCGCTTTTTCTAAAACTGCTCCTGCAGCATTTCCTTTTTTATTTCCTATTCCCATTTTATTCACTTCCTATCATTTCTTTATATTGTTCCTTTACTTCTTTAAATTGTGTTTCAAACACTTGTCTGGTAAACATTTTACCACTTTTCATATGAATTCTTAAAGAATACATATCTTGGTCTGTAATAACTTCATCATCATTGATTTTCTTCCATTCTAATGTTTCTACTTCGTTTAAATCCAGACATATTTGATTCATTCTAATATATCTCATTGTTTCACCAATAGTTAATTTCATCATTTGAATTATCTACTTCTTTTGGTGCTCCCAAAGCAACTCTTGGTAGAATACCAAATACATTTAGAGATACTGGGTTATATTCATCATCAAGATAATTACCATCTCCATCTCTCTTTTGTGTTTGATTAGTTTTTCCAATAATTACAATATCTGAACCTACTCCAAAATCAATATCAACTGAAGAAGGAACCCAACAAGGTGTTGATTCAGGAACATCATCTGCTTCAAAACCATAATTGGCATCAGCAGGTTCAATCCACAAAACCCTATTTCCTGTCTTCTCATTAACATTCAAATTCATACTACTAACAATTCCATCAGTAATAACCAACTTCATTCCCGGTTCTGACATAATAGAAGAATGATAATCTTCAATCTCAAGAAGGTCTGCAACATAACTAGGCATACATTCTGCAATTAAATCTTCCATTGATAATTTACTTGTATCAACAAAAGCATCATCTTCAGGGTCTATTGCATTATTATATCTTAGAGATGCAAGTGTGCGACCCTTAATTCCATATGCTGCATTTCTTTCTTCATTGAATAACGCATTCAAATGAATCCATTGAAATGTATCTACGCTAAATGTTTTTGCTGCTTCATTTTTCAAACCGAAAGTCCAGTATTGATAATCTCCTGTATCAGTCTTAGCAATCAAATGTGTTCTCATTCTCCACTCTTCAGCAGGTAGTGGTTTTCCATAGCGAGGATTTGTATCTCCACTCATAAATGATTTAATATTATCAATAGGAACAATCCACTTATTCTCATCTATCTCAATTGCCGAATTAGGTAATTGTGGAATATTCTTTGTATCAACATCACCATTAATTATTTGACTCTTTTCATATTCTCCAGCATCAGTTAATACT